AGAGGCTTCAATGCTATAGACGCGCCTAAACCAGCAAGGCCTAAGTTCATTTCAATTCCACCAGAAACTAAATTATCAGTACATTCCATTCCAATCTTACCTAAAGTGGCAGAAGTCTTTTTAGCATAACCCATTGTCAATGATGGTAACACTCCAAATATAGATTCATTCATTGAATCAGTAATATTGAGTGTCATTCCTCCACCAGACTGCATACCGATAGAACCTTGAGCATTTAAACTATATGATCCAGTTTGATGAGTTAGTTTTCCACCTACTGTCTTCTTCTCATCTCCAGTTGTCGTTTCAGAAGACTGTGCAGATTTCTTTTCAATGATCACATTATTGGCTGATAGAGTAAGTGTCTCTGATGCCTTTAATGTCATTTTACCAGCTATTAAATTAATTGCCCCTAATGTATTATTAACATTAAATCTTCCTCTTTTTATTGCAATAGCATAATCACCATCAACCTTGTCTACTTTATTACCAAGAATATAATTTTCTTGTGAACCATCAACAGTCGTATAGTCACCCGCTTCAATATGTGTATATTTTGCTCCTAAAATAATATTATAATAATTGTTTACTATTTTATCAACCTTAATACCTACTGGATGAATTTCAGTAAAAGTACCTGTTCGATGATACCAATGTAATCTTTCGAAATTGGGTGTATCATCCATTTCAACAACATGGCCGCTTTCAGTTTGATGTACATGATTATATGGATAAATTGCCTGCCAGGGAATTACTGGTTCAGACCAAGATTTACCATCAGCAGTAGGAATTTCCATTTGTCCTGCTTTTCGGTTTTCCATTTTTTCAAATACGATACCTGAAACTCTTGGATCACTCGTATCAGTATTTCCACGAATACCTCTTGCTAATCTATTTGTAGTAGGTTCTTTTAAATAATCTAAATTCCTAGTCGTTGATATTTGTGTATTTGCTAAACCTGTATCAGGATATGTTGATCTAAGTGGTTGCTCTACAACCTTAACAGTAAATGGGGGAGCCGTTGTAGAGGGGCCTGTTGTTCCAATCAAAGATCTTACTGTGCTCTCTTTCTCAAGGGTAACATCAGCTGAAATTGCAACAGTTTGTACATCTTCAGTAGGATCAGGATTTGCATTGTGAATAATGCTTGCTGGTTCTCTGGGAACCAAATCAGCTTGAGGATTATAAAAAAGATCCCTCTTCCCCCCTTCATCTGGAAACATTGGATGTCCAACATCTCCACCTTCTACTCTTGGATCAAGAAATCCTTGACCACCTACAGCGGTTCCATCATTATTAATTCCCTTTGCATCTAATTCCGGAATACCACCAATTGTTCCAAAAAACATTGGTTCTTGTCCTGCCTCACCATCGCGATAGAAACCAATTACCCACGTACCCTCAACTGGACCTAATGGTGAAGAACCAACTCCTGTTTGACTTGCTGAAGTAATCGGTGCAACAGGATACGCCCACGGCAATCCCGCAGTTGGTTGATCATTCTTGTTTTCTGAATGCCATCCCAAAACCCTAACCTTACATCTACCAAGATAAAGCGGATCATGGCGGTCTTCGACAACTCCTTGCCACCAAACAAATCCACCTTTTCCCATAAAATATGCCATATCTACCCTTTTACTCCTACTGTAGCAGTTACTGAACGAATTTTAGTTTTTCTTTTCTTAGGTATTAATATAGCCAAGCGGTTTGATGTATCATCAGCTTCCGGTATTGATCTATCTTTTCCAGGAGGCACTTTTAATGAATCTTTTATTGCCTCAAATTCGATATCATATTTTTCTTTAGTGAAATGATGGCGTAATTTAGTAATTAAATAATAACCACTTAAATACGTATGGCCGGATGATGCCGTAATTCCATCCCTATCTTCAAGATATGTTGTGGGTAATTTGAATTCTATTAAATCTCCTACTGCCCTAGTAGATAATCCAGGCGCTCTAATATTCAATTTAATATTATTAGCTTGCTGGCTTTGTACTAATCGTGATTGCATCCATTGTTCTACTCTATTTGGAATAATGTTTAGATTAGATTTTACTTCTCCCTTTACACCTCTTGATCCTAAATCTTCTTTAAATCGAACATCATGTGCAAAATTAGAGGGATAAAAACTCATCACCGATTCGGGTGAACCTAATGCATCTTGCATTTCAGTAGATAATTTTCCTGATCCTAAATGAGTAAAAGAATCACTAAAGTTTTTCTTGTCTGCGGGTTGTTGTTTAGACTCTGTTATTTCAACTCCACCTGTTTCTTCATTAATATTTTTTTGTTGTCCTAAAGAAGTTGGATCTAACAAATTAAAATCTAATGTATCATATTTCATTCTAACCAAATCATGTGTAAGTAATCTATTTGCATACATCCCAGTTGATAAGTTTTCAAGAACATCAAAATTAGAAGAAAATGAATATGCATCAACGGCCGTCATTTCTATAGCAATATTTGTAGATTCATCTGTCTTTTTTCCTAATCGTTTTGGTTGTACCACGTACACTTCTTTAACTGGTTCTTCTGGTGCGGTATATACTAGTTCACTGGGTGAGCCGGGTGCACCTGCTACTGTACTATATCCCATACCACCACCGGACATAAGAGTTTCCATAGAAATAAAAAAGAATCCTCTTATACTTTCATAAAAAACAAAACTAGATCCAATCGCTTGTTTACCAGCAGATACTGCCCTTGATGCCAAGAAATTAAAAGCCTTGAATGGTGTTTGATTTGGTATAATTAAATCTGTAAGATTCATAGTGGGTTCAACAAAAATACGTTTAGCTTTACCCTGTCTACCCCGTTGAAAAAATTGTTGATAAAGAGATTTTACTACATCAGATATTTTTCGTGGTTCAAGTGAAACTGGATCAAGTGAGGATTTGTTAACCTTTTGTTTTAGATTTAAAATGGCCTCTTCAGAAACGAAAGATAATTTATAAGTCATTATTCCTTCATTAAGTTTCATAACATCAAGAATTTTAATTACTCTAAATTTTAAATTCATTAAACCTTCATTTAGACTCCCCTCAAATGGGCCGGGGATTGCGGTTGAATTTCTTTGTCTTTCGACACCTTTTGTTTTTACTTGAATGTGTATAGTTTCTTCACCAATAATAGGAACACTTTCCATCATTCCCACACCATCTACTATCTGTATATTTCCTGTAAGATAACTTCCAAAAAGATCTTCATAGATATTAAAATCTGACCAAGCAGCCTTCAAATCAATATATCCTTTTCTATTAGGTGAAGTGAGATGAAGTTTTTGAAGTTCAAAATCACCAGGAAATGACGGAATTTTTCCTGGTTTTGGATTTTTTAAGAAATCCGTTTTAGATCCATGATCAGCTGACTGAGGATTAACGCCCGTGTCTGCTTTTCGTCTGGACAGTACTGATGGAGGTCCATTAGCCATTAGTCAAGTTTCTCCGAATGTTCAGAAAGTATATCTGCAACATACCTACTATCAATTAATTTAATCTCTCGTTTAGCTTCATTTCTATCTACTTCCCAATTATAACAATATACAATTTGTCTGTCTGCAGCATCAAGAGCATTGTATGTTGTTACATCAACTTCCAAACACGCTAAAGGAACTGCTTCACTAGTACCTGTTGCTTCTATTCTCTGCCTAACAATTTTTTCATAATGATGTATACCATTTTTTGCGGCATTAAGAGAACCATATTTATTTTTAACATAATTTCCAAATTCTCTAGAATTCAATGGCCAGTCAAAAATGGGATCATATATTGAGTTAATTAAAAAAATTAACCACGTATATTTTACATCCCCATATATCTTAAATGCAGTTATATCAGGACGTTCTGATTCTGGTATTAAATAAGGAAAATAATTAACAATATCATTTGCAAGAATGCTTTTTAGTTTCGCCTTAACCATAATGTTAATCGCAATCTTGGTTTTTATAGGTTTTATCCCAGAAATATCATAATTAACTTGTGGATAGTGTTGAAAAAATTCAGACATATGTTATGCTCCTCCATCTATTCGTTCTCGATACATTACTTCTAGCTCCATAAACGAAAGTTTCATTGATATACTTACTGGAAATTGTGTACCATCAAAAAATAGAGGTACACTTTCTGTAGTAAAATCTAAATCACAACCAAGTAATACTGATTTCCCTATATTAAACATAGGATTTGAACCGCTGGGAGGTAATGCTTTCCCATTAACATAATATTCGATTGTAAATGTATCAGGATATCCAAACAACATTGATGGTGCAGTTTTAGCATCTCCTCCTCCATGAGAGGGTAACATGGCTTTTTTAAACGTATTCACAATTTTTACACAAGTCTTAGATTCTTCAACCCCCTGTGGTAACATTTGAAAAGTAAATTCATGTGTCCTCATATCAGACGGGCCTTTATATGCGGCAACAATATAAGGATTAAGTACAGCACCTTGTGTACGTTCCATTATAGTTTTTGTTCCTTCTATCATAACGTTCGCTTTGGACGCAGCTTTAAGAGCAAAGATTTTTCCGGTTTCACTCGTTGCTGCCGAAGACAGGGAATTCATAACATTCTTTAAACTTTCAATACTCATTCCTTTTGCGGCCGCGGCGGGGTTTGAAAGTGCTTTTACAGCTTTATCTACCCCAGCTCCTAGTCCACCTAACGCAACGGCTTCATATTCTGATTTATATGATGTGTTTAAGGCGTCGCCAGGAATATATAATGCTATAGCAAGAGTTGGCCTTTGACTTTTGAAATCAAAAGCTTCAAAGGATATCCATTGATCTATATCATTTCCTCCAGCCGGCAATTTTCCAAGATTAGAAGGATATTCTAAATATGTCATTGGTTGTGTTGCAGGCGCTGATGGATTTGGGGCGGTATTGTCATGTGGGCTGCCCATTAAGTATCTCCTTTTGTGATTGGTATTATTGAACTATCTATATATTTATATGGCATACAAGGGAAAGTTTCGCCCCCAAAATTACAAAAAATATAAGGGCGACTATACTAAAATTATTTATCGTTCTGGGTGGGAATTAACCTTCATGAAATACCTAGATCGACAGCCTGAAGTCTTGCGATGGTCAAGTGAAGAGATTATTATACCCTATCGTTCACCCATTGACAATAGAGTACACAGATATTATCCAGATTTTTGGGTTAAAACTGATCAAGGTGAATCTCTAATTGAAATCAAACCAAAGAAACAAACAAAACCCCCCAAACCTAACCCTAAACATAAGAGAAGGTTCCTCAAAGAAGTAAGAACATGGGGAGTCAATGAAGCTAAATGGAAGGCGGCACAAGAGTTTTGCGAACACAAAGGTTGGAAATGGCAAATAATAACAGAGGACACTTTGACAACTAAATAGTTATATTATGGCTACAGTAGAAGAATCCTATTTGGATAAATTAAAAAACGCGATAAAGACTAATTCCGTAACTGCTAAAGCAAGAGCAGCTGGTGATTGGTTTCGCTCAATTGTTAATAGAACAAAGGGTCAGTTTTCTGATGAAACGCCAAAGACAATACTTTCTCGACAAGAAAGTTTGATGTCTAAAAGTGTACTAGGAAAAATGTATTTCTATTCTTATGATCCTAAATGGAAAAATGATCTTCCCTGGTATGATACCTTTCCTTTGGTTTTTCCTATCGAAAGATATACCGATGGATTTCTTGGATTGAACTTTCATTATCTTGCCCCAAAACATAGAGCTATATTAATGGATCAACTTAAGATGTTTGCAAATAATAAAAAGTACGATGAAACAACCAAATTAAAATTAACATATAATATGCTTTCGGGTTTCAAGAAGATTAAAAGAGCAAGACCAACAGTACACAGATATCTTGATAGTCACATTAAATCTAAGTTTGTTCTTGTTAATGCAGATGAATGGGAAGTAGCACTTTTTCTACCAGTAGAAAGATTTAAAAAAGCAAACAAAAAGAAAGTATGGACACATAGCGGAGGAATGTTCTAATGCATCCAGACCACAACGCACCCCCACCAAGCTCAGGACCGGGTGGAGATTTTGCAATAAGCGATTTTATGTCCAAGTTGGACAATTTAGGAAGTGCTGCAAAAAGAAATAGATTTACTGTTGAAATTATACCACCACAAACATTGGTTACTGATGTTCAGGCTTCACAAATAGAATTTCTTGTTAAATCTATATCATTTCCAAGTAGAACTTTTGGATCAACCACTTACAGAAGTGGGGGTAAATTTGGTTTAGAAGTTCCTTATGAAGTGACAGAAGAACCCGTAGCAATTTCTTTCTTAGGTACAAATGATTGGAAACCGAGAAAATTTTGGTATGATTGGCATGAGCATATACAAAGTACGAATTCATATAATATGACATATTATAAAAGTTTTATAGGAACTATTTCAATTTCAGTTTATAATGAAGAAGAGATGGAAGCAACAACACCTACTCATAAAGTAACATTACATGAATGTTGGCCGAAAACAATAGGTGCTGTAGAACTAGGATGGGAAAGCATGGAACTAGTAGATTTTACAGTAGATATGGCATATAGCTGGTGGACACAAGACCAAAATTTATAATTATTATAGGAGAATATTATGGCTTTACCAAGAGTGGCATCACCCACTTATGAATTGACAATTCCATCTTCCGGTGAAAAAGTCAGTTACAGACCTTTTCTTGTAAAAGAAGAGAAAACATTATTAATGGCAATGGAAGCTGGGGATAACCGAGCGATGACCAAAGCCATGCAAGATATTATCACTTCTTGCACAGAAGGAGAAGTAAACCTTAAAAGGCTTGCATCATTTGATATTGAATATTTTTTCCTTCAGCTTAGAGGAAGATCAATCGGGGAAGTTTTAACAATAAGCCCAATTCGACCTTCAAACTTTAAATGTTGTAAAGAAGCAACTGAAAATGATATTTGTGAAATTGATATTAATATTGATGATATTGTTATGGATACTTCAAAAATTAAATCTTCAGAAATAAACATTACTGATGATATTGGAATGAAATTAAACTTTCCGCAAATTGAAACGGTACAGAAATATACTGGAGAAGGTGAGGACATAAAATCAGAAAATGTATTTAAACTGATTGTAGATTGTATTGAATACATTTGGGATGGAGAAGAAATATTCAAGGCAAAAGATTCTACTAAAAAAGACTTAAATGAGTTTCTTGAATCTCTTACTTCTGCACAATTTACTGAAGTAAAAGACTTTTTTGAATCGATGCCAAGACTAAGCCATGAAATAGATTGGATATGTCCAAGATGTGAAAAATCAAACCCCATGAGGATTGAGGGGATTGATTCTTTTTTCGAATAGCGCTGAGTCACGATTCCTTGGCGAACCATTATCAAACAAACTTCGCTATGATTCAGCATCATCAATGGAGTCTAACAGAACTTGATAATATGTACCCTTATGAAAGAGCAATATATGTAATGTTGCTACAAAATTGGATTAAGGAAGAAAACGATAGAATAAGAACCGATAACGCCAAAAATAAAGGAAGATAAAAATGGCCGAAGAAGGTGGTAAACCAACTGGAAAAACTTTAGAAGATGTTATAGACGCGTTAGATCATCTTAATAAAGAACTGGATCAGCAAGGTGCTGACTCAAGGAGATCTGGTGCGCAAGTTGTAAAGTCTGGTAGACTTGGATCGATATTTGCATTCTTTCATAGGCGTGCACAAAAGAAACGACTCAGACAAACACATGAAGACATTAAATCTCTGCGAGTTGCAACGATGTCTGAGTTTGATGAGCAAGACACGCGGCACATGGACAATCAATACCAAGCGGGTCAAGCAGAACGCCATCTAGAAAACATTAGTGTAGGTGGTGAAGCAGCGGCTATTGCTACATCGGAGATATCAGAAAATCACGGTAGTCAATTAGAAAGTATAGAGGAAGCACTTTCAGGTGGAAATCTAGCCGGAGACATTGGAGCAGCAATAGGTGAGGCTTCAGAAGGTGGTGATACTGGAGGTGACAATTGGGCGAGGGAATCAGGAGGATTTTTACAGAATATTCGAGCTGACACAGATTCCATAGGCAACGCAATGGTGGTGACGGTTGGGCAGATGGATAAGACTGTCGATTTATTAGCAAATATACTTAATTTACAAATTGATGATTCTGCTGCAGCAGCAGAAGCGGCAAGAGAAGCCGCAAGAGCAGGGGGTGCTGGAGAAAAGATTCCTGACGGAAAAGTAGAAGAAGCAAAAGCTGGTGGATTTTTCTCTAAGATGGGTAAGGCTGTAATGAAACCTGTTGGCGCCATGGGAAGAAGTATGAAGGCAGCTGGAAAAGGTATTCAGGGTTTTCTGGTAGGGTTGTCAAGAGGACTAGCATCATTTGCTAATCCAATGGTATTAGTAGGTGTATCAGTCTTAGCTCTTTCACTTCCAATATTTGCTGCGGGGCTTGCTGCAGCATTTAAAGTATTTGAATTAATTGCAGGTGAAGGTAAGGCATTAGAATTTGTTACTGGTATAATCGAATCACTTGGTGAAGCAATTGGAACTATTCTTCATAAAGTCTTATCAGGTTTTGGAGAAATGGTAAAACGAATGGGGCCATTTATCGAAGCATTTTTCGATGGACTCGCCACTCTAGTTAAAGCATTAATGCCAATTGTTACAGGACTTTTCAAATTAATAAAAGATATCATTACTGATCCTGTCCTCAACAAAACCATGCAGGCAGTAATAGGTGCAATTAAATCGGCCATTACTGATGTTAAAGATGTTCTTGTTGCTTTTGCTCCTGTAGTAAAAAGTATTATTAGTGATATTAGTGCAGTTATTATTGCAGTAGCCGGTAAGATAGAAGCAATTGTTGCAACTGTTGGAAGTGTAATTGAAAAAATACTAGCAAGTTTTGATGGAGTAGTTGCACAGATAAAACCTATTATTGAACAAATTGGTTTAACCATAGAAACAATTATAAATGCTATTGGTGACAATATAGGTAAAATTGGAAAAACTATAGAAGGTATTATTACTTCTATTGGAGATAATGTAACAAAAGTAGTTGGTTCTATTTCAGCTCTCATTACAGCAATAGGTACAACCATCTCAGGAGTAATAGATTCCGTAGTTGGTGGAATAGAACGATTAGCCGCTCTTTCGGGTGGTAATATG